AAGCGAAGGGGAGATCCGCTTCGTTTCCAGCCAAAGCCCCAATAAAAACCGCGACCCAGCGACCCAGGAGGGCGCTCGGGAGGTGCAGGCCGTTGTCGATGGCCTGGCCGACGTCTTCATTGGCAAGGTCGCCCGTAACCGTGGCGTGAGCCGTGAAACGGTCCTCGAAAGATTCGGCCAGGGGTCAGTCTTCGTGGGATCGGAAGCCAGAAACCGGGGACTTATTGATGAAATTGCCACACTTGAAAGCATTATTGCCAATTATGGAGCCCAAGGAATGACAACGGAAAACATCACAGCGGAATACATTGCTGCAAATCACCCGGCGATTGCCGAGCATTTCATTAACATTGGAACTTCAAGGACGCTTGCAAGGTTCGAGGCGGAAAAAAAGCGCGTTGCCGGCATCAGATCACTCGCCGAAGGGCAGGTGCCCGAAGACTTTGTGCAGGCGCTTATCGAGCGAAACCTGAGCTGTCAGGAGGCGGCGGTGGAAATTCTGCAGGAAATCAAACGAAACCCGCCAACGCCCAAACCGGATCCGAAAAAGGAGTTTGACGCTCACTTTCAGGGGCTCGACGTGCCACCCATGCCGGCCGAGGGCTCCGCTACTGAGATGGCCGCTCAACAGGATGCAGCCATTCTGCTGGCAAGAAGAATGGGAATCACCGGAGGGATCGGCGCATGAACTACGATCCGCATTTTCGCGAGGTATCAAGATACGAGCCGAGGTTTCTAAACCGGGGCAGCTTTCCCGCCTACCGGGGATCGGTAACGATTGAAAAGGGACAGGTCCTGAAAAAGGGATCAGTCCTCGGCCGGAAGACCGCCAGCGGCAAGTATGTCCTTTGCTCAAAAACAGCAGAGGATGGAACCACGGCCATTTCCGATGGAAGTGAGAAGGCCCGCTGCATTCTTCAGATCGACATCGATGCCACGGCCGGTGACCGGTTCGCCCCTGTTTTTCGGACGGGAGCCTTCCTGCGCCTGGACCTCACAGTAGGCAAGGGGCACACGCTGGAATCGGTTGAGGATGATCTTGAAACGCATAACATTTATCTCGAAAACGGCGAGGACTGACCCATGACGCTGCCGATTTACAGCACATATTATCTGAACCGGCTTATCACACGGCTCTCGCCAAAGACCCGATACTTCCGCGACCGCTTCTTCCCTGTTGAAGTTCAGTCTGACAAGGAGGAGATCTACTTCGATGAAAACCAGGACAATCGGATCGGGGCGGCTCCCTTTGTGCATCCGCTGGTCGAAGCGCCGATGTTCAGGGATGAAGGTTACTCGACCAAATCCTATAAGCCGGCCTACATCAAGGAAAAGACCGGTATTACATCCGAGGATGGAAACGACCGTCTTCCCGGCGAGGATTTCGGAGGCGAGTACACCCCGATGCAACGTGCGGAGCTGAGGCTGATTCAAAAGACAACCCGGCTCTATGAGCGCCTGCGCGTGCGCGAGGAGCTGATGGCTCTTGAGGTGGTAAAAACCGGAAAGCTCACCATCAAGGGCGAAGGGTTTGACGCGGTTATCGACTTCAAAAGGGATCCGGGCCTTTCCAAAAAGCTCGCCGGTGACAAGGGCTGGTCGAATCCCGATTTTGCCATGACCGCTTTCTTTGAAGGCATCCAGCGTGAGATGGCTTCCAAGAACCTGAACCAGTCGCGACCGCGCAAGGTGATCATGGGCATCGATGCCTTTGATATGTTCCGTGCGAACAAGGAGGTTCAAAAGCTCCTGCCCGATTACATGCGCCTTGTTGCCGATATTGGCCTCAAGCTCACGCCCCAGGACTCATCCTTTGAAAACCTCCTTTATCGCGGAAATTTTGGCAATACCGAGATTTGGGTCCATGAAGGCAAGACCGATCAGAAGAATTACGACATTGCCCCAAAGGAAGTGCTTTTCACCTGTGACAATATCCAGGGCGTTCGGCACTACGGGGCCATCCGGGATCTGAAAGCCAGACTGGTGGCCCAGCGGGTCTTTGTCAAAAGCTGGGAAATTGAGGATCCAAGCCAGAGGATCGTCCTGCTTCAGTCGGCACCGCTCTTCGTAACCTACGATCCCAACACAGCCGCGCTCGTAACTGTCGCCTGAACATCGGAATTTGAAGCCACCATTCGAGGAGGATCCTCATGACTGAACTTACGACCAGACAGACCGAACGCGTATATCTCGGCAATGGCAATGAGCCTGTCACCAACTCGCTCATTTTGGCCAAGGAATTTGACAAGCCTCACTACAACGTCCTTAAGGTCATCCGCAAGAAGATTGCTAACTATCCGAAAGAATTTGCTAAAGTAAATTTTTACGCCAGTGAATACAAGGACGAGACCGGCAAGCTGAACCGGATGTATGAACTCACCAAGGATGGCTTTTGGGCCATCGTGTTCGGCTTCACGGGTCAAAAAGCAGGCCGCATCCAGGCTGAGTTCATCACCGAATTCAATCGCCGGGCTGAGATTATCCGGAGCCTCCAGGAGCGAATCCAGGACGGAAGTTCCAATGTTCTTCCCATCTCCCGCAGGGAGTACAAGCACAAATACGGCTACCTCCAGATCAAGGCCACGGCGGATGGTTATGTGGAGCAGGAGTGGGTGTCAGGTGCCAAAACCATCGCCGAGATGAGCGAGATGGAAAATCACGCAAGGCTTCAGCACAAGCGGATCAGCCTCGTCCAGGGCAACTTGAAATCCTTCATTTCTGATCTTCATCCATCCGATCGCTACAGTCAGCGATTTGTCGACCTTCTGGACGACGTGAAGGAACTTGCCGATCGTTTCAAGCCCAAGGCGTATGGAGCAAAAATCATCCAGGTTCCCATCTTCTCGATGAGTGGGGTACCGCTGATTGGAATTGATACCGGGACTGAGGGCGGCCAGCAGCATGCCGATTCCTGAACTGTCTGAACCGTTCGAGCACCAGGGCCATGAGTTCCAGGCAGTATTTACTGAATTTGATGAAAAGGCCGAGGGCTATGAACCCGGCCGTCTAACCCGGGTGATCCGGATTCTGGTTCTGGATGAGGATGCCGGGCAGATGGAGAACGGCGATGTTATCAAACGCCTCAAAAGCGGTCAGCTTTATTCGCTCAAACCGAAAAAATTGTCCGGCGCAGGGCTCGTGGAAATTGATCTTCACCCTCTGGACGGATGCAGCGTTGAAAGAACGTTTTGAATGTTGATCGCGATTCGAACCGAAATTGAACGTGCTCTGGGGGAAGTGCTTCCTGATTGGAAACGTTTTTCCGCTCGCGTGCAAAGGATATCCGAAGCGGATCTGCCTTGCGTGAATATGTTCTTTCACAGGGACCGGCTGATCGAGGAAGGCAATGGCCTTGAGAGGCGACAGGTCATGGCCCAAATCGAGGCCGGATTTATTGTCAAATCCGATGCCGAGCAGGAACTTTCTGATCTTCGTACCCGGATTGAACATGCGATCGAGTCGAGTGAAGCTCTGGCACGGAAGGCCCTGAAGCTTCTTTTTATGAATGTGGAATTTTCGCATGACATGGCGGGCAGTCAGCGCGTGGCGGTGCTCACGATGTCGCCCCGAATTGACTATGAAAGGGCCTGGCCTTCGCAGAAAGCCCAGGCCATAAACCCTGCGCTTATGCCCACGATCAACGGGGAGAAGGCCGATGGATAACGAGGTGGCGGTCCAGGACCTTGTGCGGCGCATGGATAATCTTTTGAAGCCGGGAAAGATCATGGCCGTAAATCACGAGCTGGCCAGAGTCAGGGTAAAGCTTGGTGAGAATCTTTTTACGACCTGGCTTCCCTATTTTGCGCGCCGCGCGGGAAACACGATCGACTGGGATCCGCCTGAACCCGATGAGCAGTGTCTCGTCATTGCCCCGGGAGGTGAGCTGGCCGGAGGCTTTGTGATGACCGGGCTCTATTCTTCAGCTCATCCGGCTCCAGCCAGGAAATCAAACCTCACGCTCAGGAAATATCCGGACGGTCTTGAGCTTTCCTATGACCATGCCGCCCACACGCTCACGATCGAGCGGCAGGGAGATCTCAATGTGATTGTGAAAGGCTCGCGGATGGAATTTTGGACGGACAAATTCGAGGTTTTAAGCAGGGCAAAGGTGGGGCTGATGAAGACAATCTCCGACGCCCTTAAATCCATTCTGAAGTCGAAGACCTCCACCATGATGGGGCCTCAACCGCTCCTTCCTGGAGCCTCAGAGCTGCCGACCCTTATTCAATCAATAGATTCCTTTGGAGGATGAAGTGCCACTTCAGGGTTCTGAACAAAGCCTCGCAGTCGCGCTCAAGTCTGCGGCCAAATCCACAGATGGCGATGCGGACAAGGCCTGGGAAAAGGTCGCTGGGATCATTATTCAGCACATCATGGAAAACGCCATCATCACAGGCACGACGCCCAATGGCGGACCGATCAAGGATGGAAAAATCACATGATGGGAATGGACGAACGCACGGGAAAGCTCATCAGTGGCGAGGCCTGGATCCAGCAGGCTGTCAGGCGAGCCATCAGAATTCAAAAGGGCTCACGGCCGATGCTCCGCTGGTACGGGGTCAATCATCTGAAGTATCTCGGCCGCCAGATCACAGCCGGCTCGGTCCTGGATCTGACGGCTGACCTTTCCGACAGCATCGAGGCCACGATTCCCGGGGCAAGGCTCAGGACGGTGATCGGCCAGGAAAACGGCGAACGAATCAGAGTCTCACTTGAGCTTGAGACAAACAATATTGAAGTGGAAGTGTAACCATGGAACTGCCCAAAATTATCGAAACGCCTGACTTTCAAAGGCTGCTTGAGGAAAACCTCGAACGCTTTACGGCTCTGGCGAGGGAGAAAATCCCCGGCTTTGCAAGGCCCACCCCTGCGGATCCCGCGTACCATCTGCTGGTCGAGATCACCCTGCTTCGGGTCATCATTACCGAAAAAACCAATGCCGCGGCATACGCGCAGCTCATTAAGCTTTCAAATGACCTTGAATTCATCTTCAAGGGCAGGCTTCGTCCAGGGGAGGATTGCGAAGCCTTCCGGGCTCGGATGCGCGGCACAAGGTATCTCGCCTCGCCTGCGGGAACTGTGGCCATGTATAAGGCGCTTTCATTTCTTTACGGCGAAGCTACCATTGGCTCTGGGCGGGAGGCGCGTTCGGCCTCGGTGAAGGATGCCTATGTTCAGGTCTCCGGAGGAGCCATTCTCGTTCATGTGCTCGTGAGCAGTGAGTCGGTTGATCTCAAATCTGCTGTGGTTTCCGCTTTGACGGAAGCCTTCAAACAGGAGGCGGTCAAACCTGCGCTGGATTCGGTGACATTCCGCGCAGCGCTTACAACGCCCTTTCCGATCGCTGCGACAATTTCCCTCATGCCAGGATTTGGCCAGGATTATAAAGCTATGATTGAGAAAAACTTTCGTGAAAAGTTTGAATCTGAAAAGCGTCTTGGCTGGGTTCCGACCGTAAGCTGGATCATCAAAGAGCTGCACCAGACGGGCGTTCGGTCTGTGGTTCTGCGTTCCCCTGTAAGCAATATTCCCGTTCAGGCAGAGCGCTATGCGGTGATCTCCACACTTGATCTTACGGTGGAGACAGCATGATTGAGCCAGTTTTCCGAAAGCTATATCCGGCGTTCGATCCGGGACCTATCGAGAACATCCGGCTTCGCGCGGACCCGGAGATCAGGGAAGCCATCCTCTGGGAATACAGCCTGGAGCTGCTTTTGCCATACGCCGTCGATCCCAAAAGGCTCGATGAGGAGATCCAGGAATTCATGCGGCTTCATGGAACTCTCTTTGCGATCCGGACGGCCATGCGCTGGGTCGGATTTGGGAGCATCAGGTTCATTCCGCTTTCCCACTTTGAATATGAAGTCGATCCCGGGCGCATTCCATCCGAACGGGAAATCAGCGCAATCCAGGCTGCACTTTCGGTGTCCGTGCAGGCCCGCGGCAAACTTAAACGAATCTTTCATGGATTATTCGAGGTCAAATATGAGTGACGCACTCTATGTGCATGGAATCATCATCAGCCAGGCGACAGGCGAAGCCCAGGAGATCCGTTCACCATCGACCAGCGTTGTCGGAATTGTGGGAACGGCGCCAGCGAGCAGGGAGCTGACGGTCAATTTTCCTGCGGCGTTCCTCGGGGAAAAGACCGCTCTTGATGCCATTTATCCGGCAGGGGCAACGGGCGACAAGGGAACGCTTTACGAGTCCGTGATTGGGGTTCTGGAGCAGGGTCTCGCGCGCGTAGTCCTTGTGAAGTCCGCATCCAATTCCCAGGCGGACATTTTAAAAGCCATCGATGCTTTGCCGATGGCGAAATCAGTGACGGGCTACAAACCAAAGATTCTGATTGCACCCGGGTTTGGCAGCGAAGTCACGCAGAATACGGTGAATCCGGCACCGACACCCAGCCCTGCACCAGACCCGACGCCGGAAAACAATCGAAACAGACCCCGGGGGACTTGATCCATGGCTGATACCGCAAATCCAATTGTGACAAACCTCCTATCCGCTGCGCGGCGGCTTAAGGCCATTGCGATTGTTGATGGCCCGGAGGATGAAAAGGAGCTGAAAAAGTTCCGTGACCTCAATGGCAACGCCCGCCTCTATATCGTCTCGCCAAAGGTCAAGATCTCGGCTGGTGACAAAATCACTACAGTCCCGGCCAGTTCCCATGTGGCTGGGGTTTTTGCCAGGATCAACTTCTGGCAGTCGCCATCGAATCAGCCGCTTTATGGAATTCTCGGGACGAATGTGGGGATTTCCTTTGAGATGGATGATCCGGAATCCACAGCCCAGCAGTACAACGCGATGCAGGTTGCAACCCTTATCCGCGAGGATGGAGGCTTCAGGGTCTGGGGCGCCAAAGGCACAGGAAGCCCGGGGGATTCCAAGACCAGCCAGATACAAAAGGTCCGCATTGCCGATGCCATCGAGGAGGCCATTGCCGCCTCAACCCGCTGGGCCGTGGCGGCGGGAATCAATCGCGATTTCATAGGAGCGGTTGAAAGAAAGGTAAATAACTTCTTTTCGGATCTGATCCGCGAGGGGGCCATCGTCGGCGGCGAGTGCAAGGGCGATAGGGAGCGCAATACAGCCGAGGCTCTGGCCCGCGGCGATGTCTACTGGAAGTACAGCTTCACTCCAACTGCCGTGGCCGAGACGCTTCACTTTGAAGGATTCAACACTAACAAGTATTACGAAAATTTTGGGGAAGGAGTCCAATGAATTCATTTCGTCTGATTTTATTCGCAGCCATTTTCTTTCTAGGTTTTGCCGCCTTCGCGCAGCAAACCGCGCCGCTGTTTTCCGACAACGACAGCCCAACATTCGAGAACACCTATCTTATCGACAATATCGGCACCAACAGCAAGGGAGCGGATCTTACCCTTCGGATCCACAAGACGGCTCCGTTTGGAGAATGCAAAGACAAGGTGAATTGCCCTGCATCAGTGATTGTTTCCGGGGCGACGGGCAATGTGAACATGCCTGTTGACGTGAATGTCCGCTCACTCCATGTCGGCAAAAATCCGGTGATTGATGCCACAGGAAAATGGGTAGGACCTCCCACGGGACTTGCTGGTCCCAAGGGTGACAAAGGCGATCCCGGCGTCCCGGGTCCAAAAGGGGATAAGGGTGAAGCGGGACCTCAGGGGCCTCATGGTGAGTCTGGCTTTGATGGTTCCGTGGGACCAGCCGGCCCCAAAGGTGACAAGGGTGATCGCGGCACTCAAGGCCCTCCTGGCGAAAAAGGCGAAGCGGGTCCTCCTGGTCTCCGTGGCGATCGTGGTCCAGAAGGTGCCATGGGACCAGCCGGCCCCATGGGTGATCCCGGAAAGTCAGGCGAAGGCTGCTGGTATGACAATGTGAATCAAAGGATCAACTGCGGGGAAACCTGGATTGAGATCGCAAACCTCAAAGGCCCGAAAGGTGACTCCGGGCCCGCAGGACTGAAAGGTGACAAAGGTGATCCGGGAAAACCTGGTGAAGGCTGCTGGTATGACGATCAAGCGCAAAGGATCAATTGTGCGGGCGGCACCTGGATTCCGATCGCACTTCTGAGGGGGGCGCAGGGTGAAAGAGGTCCCATGGGGCTTACGGGACCAAAGGGCAATACAGGTCCTGCCGGTCCTCAGGGGCCAAAGGGGACTGTTGGAAGCTGCAGAAGCGTTTCTGCTGAGGTTTCCATTTTCCAGATGGCAGAGGTTTCCGCTTCCTGCGAGAGCGGCGAGATTCTCATCGGTGGCGGCTGCCATATAACTGGGGGGACTGGAGTGCAGCTTCAGACGTCGGCTCCCATCATTGAAGAGCTTACCTACGCCTGTGAATGGATCTGGAAATCGGGAGCCAGTCCTCTGGTCAAGGGTACTGCTGTTGCCACCTGCTGCAAATGAGGAGTGGAAATGTCCGTTAAGTTTCCTTTGTATCTCAAGAATTTCAATTTGATCCTCGGGCCAACGGATTATGCGGGCGTCGCGGAGGAGGTTACTTTTCCAAAAATTGCCTACAAAACCGAGGAGATTTTGAACGCCGGCATGGCGATGCCGATCAAGATGCCGACCGTGCTCGAAGCGATGGACGTGACTTTCAAAATGTCCGAGCAGACCTTTGAAGGTTTTGTTCTCGCCGGCGCTCCGACCGCAGGGCTTGTTGATGCCGTTGTTTACGGGCACATGCAGAATGCACTCGGCGCGACATCGGAGCTAATCTATGCGATGCGCGGGAGCATTCTCAAGATCGATCCAGGATCGGCAAAAAATGGTGATCTCAAGGCGGGCACACAGACGCTGGAGATGAATCTTATGTCGCTTCTCGTGACGCGCGACAACATTCCTATCTTTACAGTCGATGCACAAAACGGTGTCGTCAAACACGGACCTCTTGATCACTTTGAGTCGGCACGAAAGAACCTGAAACTTGGTTAATGCTACGGATATGATTTTAAGACAGGAGAATTTCGAATGTTCCATAAACTCATTCATCCATTCGAACACAATGGAGAGACCTATACCGCTATCAGCCTGCCAGACGCTCTGAAGCTCCGGCATCAGATCGCATCCATGCGCGCCGCACAGCTTACGACGGAAAAAAGCGCCGCTCTTAAGGTGGATATCTCATGTTTTGATGAAGCCACGGCGGACCCTGATGTGTTTCGCCTGCTGGAGGTGAGCTTTGAAAGTGACAAACTCATGATTGAGGCCTTCTGCGAGGATCTCCCATCTGATGCGATCGGTGAGCTGGCCATGGATGATGTGGATGTCATCAAAACTCATATCAATGGCCTTCTAAGCCGCAATAAAGGTGACGAGGCGGAACCCGCAAAAAAGCCGAGCCGGCCCGCGCCATCCGCATGATCATGCGGGCCGTGGCTATCATGCGGGAACGCTATGGCTTCACAGCCGGCGAATGCCTGGAGATGACCATGGACGAATTTGAGGAATGGCTCGGAGCACTGGATGATTCGAAAGAGGATCCGAATGATGGAGAGGTGGCGGTAAATGTCGAGACAGGTCAGTGTATTGATCCGTGCAGCATTAGACAGCGCGTTCAAAAGCACTTTTCAAACGGCTGATGAAAGGCTGCGCGGGGTGAACGGTGCGCTAAAGGAGATGAAACGCACCGCATCCGAGATGCGCGGGCTCCAGCGGACAAGGGATGACATCGCCGGGCTGACCGAGAAACTGGAGGCCCAGAAAAAGGTTCTTTCTGATGTTCAGGCAAGGCTTGAGCAGCAGCGTCTCGCCTATGCGGAGCTGGATCAGAGAATTGATGCGGCCCGGAGGGGAGTCAAGGCCGCGGCCGAAGCCCATGCAAAACACAAGGAGGAGCTGGATCGCGAGCGTGCTGCTATCAAGGCTTCAGGATCCGCTACCGCTGAGCAGACTAAAAATCTCAAGGTTTTTGAAGAAGCGGTCAAAAGATCCAGGGAGGCTTTAAAAAATGCCAAAATGGAGGAGAAGGATGCCACTGAGGAGCATCGCCGGCATGCGAAGGCGGCGACCCAGGCCGGCGCAAGTCTGAAGGATCTTGAAAGGAGGGAGCGGGAATACGCGGCTTCAGTGGCTGCAACTGAGCACCAGATTGAACGTGCAACCGGAGCCTCCGAGCGCCATGCGGCATCACTCCGAAAGCAGGGGCATCGTGTCGATGATCTGACCGAAGCTCAGAGGCGGCACAACCAGGCGATTGAACGGCAGCAGTATCTTGCCCGACGGCAGGAGGAGATGAACCGGCTTCGGGACCGCTCCCAGGATCTAAGATCCCAGGCCATGAGCCATCTTTATTTCACCCTTGGCAGTGGCTATTTATTCACCACTCCACTCAGGCATGCCCTTGAGTTTGAAAAAGCCATGGTCCGGGTAAAGGCCATGTCGGGTGCAAACTCCGAGGAGTACAGGCGTCTCAAGGATGAAGCGAGAAGGCTTGGCTCGGAGACCATTTTCTCGGCAAAGGAGGTGGCGGAAGCCTATAACGAGCTGGCTACTGCGGGCTATCGCACAAATGATATGATCGCGATCATGCCGAGCATGCTGGCTCTTTCTGAAAGTTCGATGACGTCACTCGCCCGCACGGCCGAAATAACAAGCGAGGTGCTGCAGGGCTTTCGGATTG